GTATGTACCGCTGGTCGCCATGCGGCTCTCCTATTAGGCAGCAGGACCAGCCTGAACGCACTTCAATTCAACTGTGCCTGTCTGACCAGATGCCATGTAAATGCAGATTGCACGGCATGGAACAGTCAAAGCCGCAGACGAAGTTGCAGAGACAGCAGCCAAGCCAGTCACGCTAAACCATGTAGCGCCAGCAACCGTGTAGCCAGCAGCTAACGGATCATCCAGCGAATACTGAATGCTGAACGTAGGTGTTCCAGCTGTGATCTTAGCAGCCAAGCCAAGATTGAACGGAGTCTGGAAATCATCAACGGTGATGATGGCGCTGCGGCCTGCATCTGTGAGAGAGATTGTGCGGTACTGCATTTTACTTTCCCTTGCTGCGGGCAACCGCTGCGTTGTCAACCAAGTTAGGCCAAGGCCGTCCTGCGGCTCTTGCCCTCGCCTTCGCAGACTGAATCTGTTTGCGGTCCAGATGCTTTACTTTAGCATCTTTCGGAGCCTTTTGCTCCCAAAAAGGTTTGTCTGCCATGTCAGCAATCCCACTTTCTAAGAGCTTTATTGATACGGCTATTGGGGTCCGCCGCAGTTGCCGCTCCCGTCATCTTGCGCTTCATCCCCGTCATCCGCTCACAGAATGACTTACGGCGACCAGCATCAGCATCTGACTTTTTCGCTTGTTCACGCGACACAGGCGGCTTGAGGTTATGACCTTCAGCTTTAGCACTGGCGCGGCCCTTAGCGTTCAATCCGCCTTCAGGATTTTTGCCTTCTGATCTTTGCCAAGCGGGACTACGTGCCATTGTATCCTCCTAGTAAAAGCGGGGGCACGAAGCCCCCGCCCTGATAGCCTAATGGAGCAGGGAGGGGACCCCTATTAGGTCAGGCTACCAGACACGTTACGGCCCTTAGCCGGAGTACCAGCAGCAGCCGACGAAAGCGGGTTCATGTTGGAACCCGTGCGGCCACCCGACTTGCGGGGAGCGCGACCCATGCTAGCCTTGGCCTTCTTACCAGCCATCTTGCCCATGGTCTTGCCACCACGCTTGCGCTCTTCAGCCTCGTCATTGACGTTGGACTGATATGTATAACGGAGGTTCTTCTGCTTGGCGTCTTCCGCCATTTGGTTGACACCACCGCTTGCACGCTTTGAACGACCCTTCATGTGAGCCTCCTATAGCTCTGGCTTACGCCGTCAGATTGATGCCCTGAATGTAGGTGACAGTGATGACACCCGCGCCAGAGCCAGTGTTAGTAGAAGTGACAGCGATCTTGCGATCAGTTGTGCCAACGTCTTTCCAGTTAGCAGCACGTGTCGCATCATCGCCGGGAGCCGCAGAGACGATGCCATAGGCAACGCCATCAAGAGCCGCAGCAGCAGTGAAGAACGTGGCAGAAGCAGTCGTGCCAACGCCAAAAGTCGTAGCAGCACCCGTAAACTCAGTTGTCACATTAACTGCGATGCTGAGAATCTGGCTGTTTGCCGGGATGACAATGGAGGTGGTCGTTGCTGCCTGAGTGAACGTGGAAGACTGTGCCATCACGACAAAGCCCACGTTTGCCACATCCTGACCAAGCGTGGTGCCGCTTGTATTGAGGATGTTACCAGCCTTTACCGGGCCAGTGAATGTAGTAGTACCCATAGGGTCCTCCTGCACGATACGATCATACTGTCTGTGCAGAGTCCGCTGGGGCGGTCAGTATGATCAGTTTCCCCAGATGAAAAGGGTGGGAGCGAACCCCCACCCCTTCTTATGATTACGATGGGATCGAACCATAAATTGAACGCCAGTTATAGTAACCGAAGCTGTAGCGCTCGTAACCCTTGACAAGAAGATTGTCAGTTACAAAGTCGACCTGCATATCTGTTTCGAACTTCACGCGCTCCATGTAGGAGAGACCGTCAATGTTCGTAAGCAGGAACCAAGCCGTAGCAGAGGTCAAGAAGTCGTTGACCATGTAGGACTCAGGCAAGCCGCCGGAGGTCATCATGATGGCATTGACATCATTGTCTGCCGTGCCAGGACGCAGTTCAGTCTTCGTCAGACGAATTGCAGTCGGCTCAAGCTGCGGAGGCACAATGAGCTTGCGCGCACGTGCGAACACCTTGAGGCCAGCCTGATCCTTGAAGTTAGTACGGACAGCAATCATGCTGTTGAGCAGCGTGGACTCATTGAGTTCGCTGGTCGCATAGTTGCTGACAGTGCTGCCATCAATCGGATGGTCGGAAGCCACAAGCGCCTTGCCGTCACCACCAACTGCACCATTGTAGGTGGTCGAGGTGTTGAGGATGTTAGCGCCGTAGATTTCCTTCGTCTGCTGGAAGGACTCAATAAGGCCAAGGTTGCTGGGAGCAAACTGTGTCTTATAGAGGTTGTCATCAATAGCCTTACGAGTGATCGCATAGCCGAGAGCAATTTCAGTATGCTCTTGGTTGTACACGTAGCGCTCGCCAGCGTTGTTATCAAACGCCGTCTGACCACCTTCAGTCTTCAACTGAGCCAGACCAAGGAAGCGCATCTCAGCGGTGCGTTCCAGAGCCATCTTCGACTCATGCTTCGTGAAGATTTTGTCGTACTGAGATGGGATCATCTCGTACTTGCCTTCAACCCCACGGAGGCCGGGGAGGAGAAGGTCTTTAATGGCTGAAAGATTAACTGCCATGGTCCCTTACTCCTTAGATGCCAGTGGCGTTCTTGGTCGTCACGTTGTTGAACGCAACGATCACGCGATTATACGCACCAGCCTCAGTGCCAGCCGAGCCGGGAGGTGCGGTAACAAGACCGACCACGCGGAAAGGAAGCGTTGCGGTAACGTCAGCGGTGGTAACGTCAACAAACGCGCCAGAGAGGCCGTTGTTAGCGTTGCCAGAACCGATGTCGTAGCCAACGTTGAGGTTGATAGTGGACTGGGTAGCTCCAGTGGCACCCGTCTGGGCGACAAAGCGAGCATTCGGGTCGTTGATGATGTAGCCAGTCACCGTGTTGGTGGAGGCAACGTCAGAACCGGGCCAGTAGTTGGACCAAACGGTACGCTTCTGAGCGACCGAAAGGTACTGGCAACCAACGAAGATGCCAGCGATACCAGCGGCGGCAGTCGTGCCATCGCCACGTGCCACAAGGCCAGTATCCAAAGGTTCAACGGGATCGCCATAGTAAATGGCGGAAGCATTGTAGGCGATGGTAACGGGGACCTGTTCATAGGTCGGGGCCGAACCAGTGCCGCTGTACTGAGAAAACCCAAAGGGGGCATTAGTGTTTGCCATAATGGCAACTCCTTTTCAGGAGCATCCCTTTCGTCGCACACCGGGGCAACTACGAGGACAAAACAGGCGAAATTCTCACGCCGGGGAGAATTAACAGAAACAATACATAAATAAATTACGTTTGACAACTGTTAAGCATACTCCATTATGCTCATGCAGTAGCTGGAGGCTGTTATGGATATGGATGGATTACACAAGCAACTAGCTTATGACCCAAAAACAGGTTTGTTTACATGGAAAGTAGATAAGAAGGGACACATAAAAAAGGGAGACATTGCAGGGACAAAGCACAACCGTGGATATATCTCGATAACCCTTAATGGCAAATCTTATTTAGCGCACAGACTTGCCATGATTATCAGTGGAATTTCAATTAGTTCGACAGATCAAGTTGACCACATCAATGGCAACAGGTCAGATAATAGACTGTCAAACCTTCGTGTTGCAACACATGATCAAAATTGCCAGAACGCTAAAGTTAGAAAGGATAATTTGGCTGGGCTAAAGGGTGTTGGATACGACAAAAGAATTAAGAAATGGCGCGCTAGAATTGTAGTTGATAAAAAACAAAAATGGTTAGGTAACTTTACTACACCTGAAGAGGCCCATGCAGCCTACTGCAAAGCGGCAGAAGAACTGCATGGGGAGTTTCAAAGAAAAGTATAGTTAATCCTTGGGAACCTGAATTGGCTCATACCCCTTAGAGATTTTAGGCTTAACCTGGGCATGGTCACGATGCCCAAGGCCACCTTCCGGCGGTCCATTAAGCTGTTCTTCCTTGAATTTAACCTGACTGCGAGCCTTCATAAGCTGCATGGCGCGGGCTTCTTCAACAATCACAGTTGGGCGCTGCATAAGGACCATGCCCTTGCGCTCAATGACTGGATGATTGCCCTGAAGGGGCATTTCTTCCGGGTGACGCTGAGTCGGCACTTCTTCCCAGCCCATACGGTACAATTCCGTCATATGGGCATGATTAACCTGACCAAGAATGGATTTTGCCTTCCATTCATAGGTCCAGCCATCAGGCGCGGGCGGTAATTTAAACTCATCCACGCCGTCATCTTCTGCATAATTGGCACGGATTTCAGCAGCACGGCGGGCGGCTGCAACGCGGGGGTCTTCTTCACGCATAGCTGGCCTCATATCAGGGCGCTCAATTGGCCGCGCCACGGGTTCCGCCACAACTTCTGCTGGTGCTGCTGCCAACAAATCCTTGGCAGGGCGAGGCGGACGACCACGGCGCTTGGGGGTCGCTGATGTATTTTCCATGATTTATCTCCTTAGTTCCGATTGCGATCTTGCATCTTCAGTTTGTAGTACTCCTGCGGGGAAATACCGCTGATTTTAGCGGCTTCCACTTCAGCAGCAGTCAAGCGAACCACGCCAGGTCGGCTAGGTGCATCTGCGGGGCTGCGAGAAACAGGGGCAGCAGGCGGTGATTGACGATTTTTAGTCACCTTTGCAGCATCCGACATGGCATCATACCCCTGATCTTCACTCTTGCGGTTGCCAATTCCAAGACGGCTTTCCACGAATTGGAAGTAATCATCCGATTCAGGAATGATACCCATATCAATTGCATCTTCATGGGCACGACCCATGATGCGAATTGACCGTTCATCCGGCAAAGCCTCTTTATTTTTACGCAACCATTCAGCAGAACGTGGCGTAACCTTATCAATAAGGTCATCAACTGAAATTTGGTTGCGTTGGACAGGTTGAATAGGCTGACGAGGAGTATTTTTCATCTCCTCAAGGCCGCGCTCAAGCTGTTTCAGGTTGGTTGTATTGGAAACCATGGCAGCTTGGATTTCAGCAGCCTTGTCAAAGTCGCCAATTGCCATGGAGTCGCGCAATTGAGCCTTGAGCATGTCTTGATCCATGTTCAAACGGTCAATTGCACTAGAAACAAGGTGAAAATCGCTTTCAGATGCCTTGTTCATAGCCTGTGCAGCTTGCTGTTCAAGCAAACGGGCACGTTCTTGGGCTTCATCAGCAAGCTTTTTCTGCTGATCAAGCTTCTTTTGCAGTTTTTTAAGTGCAGCTTCAGGGTCTTTTGGAGCCTTTTCTTCAGAAACAGCCTCAACTGTCTCATCAATAATCTCAACTACAGGCTCTTCAACCTTTGTTTCTTCAACTTTGGGCATATCACCCAAGTCAATTTCAATTTGCTCTTCTGTTCCTGACATTGTTTTCTCCTATCACCATACTCGATCAGGGTGATCAATGCGGCCACGGACGTTAACATCGTCAATCATGCGGCAAAGCTGGCCGTTGACCGTAATGCTCCACCCGTCAGACGGGCGAAATACAATCCAGTCGCCTTCATTGATTTCAACACCGTTGAACCATTCGCCGGTCGTATCATTGAATGCTGATGCACCCTTTTTCAGTACCAAACCAACTTTGGACTGATACCGATCTTCTTCTGTGGTCTTATCCGTCAGATAAATGCCACTCTTGGTCTTCTGTGGACGGACATAAACCGCCACAAGAAGCTGGTTATTGAAGACTTCCACACTATCCAAGCTACCCGCCTGTTCTAGGATCGGGTTTCGCGGATCATCCTCATGTTCCATTGTCATAAAAGGCATAGTTACCCCCTTTCTCTACCGTTAACGATGGAGTCTGTTTCGTCACAGAGGTCCAAGGCCAGTTTTAGGCCCTCAATGATACCAACTTGGTGACGATAAGCCGGAAAATCAAAGCCCTCTATGTGGGCTGATGATACAAGATCGTCTTTCCTTCGTTCTATATGTTCGGTTATCAGTTTCTTCAGTTCATACTCATAGTGCGTTTGGTATGA